GTAATAACAAGAGCAGCCAGCCAGGTACTGTCAGTAACAGAGATAGAAAGAGAAATCGAAACTACCTCTACTACGGTATCATTATCAGTATTCTCTCAATAAGTCCTGTAAAAGCAGATGAAGGAGAAACAAACAACACTTCCAACCCTGTGGCGGCTGCAACCGGAAATGTTACCAATCAAGCTGTGCAATTCCAAAACAATGGAGCTCCAAGTCGCCAGGTCTATGGACCCAACATTAGCTGTAACGGTGCAACAATGACCTTCAGCCCATTCTATATGGGCAATCATACGACACCGTATGACGATGAAATGACTCAACAAAGCTATACTGTAGCTGAGAATTGGGGTGGACAGATTAACTTCATGNTACCCCTTGATGGTTCTCTTGTTGAGCGTTGTAAGGCTATAGCAGCTAGACAACAAGCAAAGATGGAACTTGACTATGAATTAGTTAGAGTTCTGAAGTGTGGAGAGCTTCAACAGAAGGGCTTTATGATACGACCTAACACACGTGTATACCATATGTGTAGTGATGTAATACCTATATCTGGTTTTAACAAAGAACTAGCTTTAAAACAAGCTAATTTTCAAAAACAAAATTGTCAACCTATTAAAGAATTCAGATTCCCATGGCAGAAGAAAAGGCTAAAGTGTCCACCAAAACTAAAGTAAAAAAACCAGCAGTTGATCCTAAAGAACTAAAACGAAAATCATCTGCTAAAGCTACTCGTAGCACCCTAGACAAATTTTAAACCCTTAAAACAATGGCACGTAGATTAGAATTAATTTCACATGTAAGTCTAACCGCAGGTAATCAGTCAGCAGCTGAAGATGTCAGTAACGCTGGCGGTTGGGTATCAGTATATTCAAAAGGTGCTGCTGCTAGATTTACTTTAGATGGAACCACACCAACAGCTACCAATGGGTTTTTCATTGGTTCTGGAGAAAGATTAAATTTTAGCTTTAGTGGTACAGCAATTAAAGCTATAAGGGATGCTAGTACTGATGCTGTTTTAGAAATAACATCGTATTGGTCTCCTTATTAAGAAAACATATTAAACTAAAACAATGATCGTACTAATCAAACCTATCCTATTCGCCTTCATTAAATCTACTTCAGTTAAACAACTGATTGTTGATCTACTAGAAGGTCTGGTTTCGTCCACTGAGAACACCCTAGACGATAAAGCAGTAGCAGTAATTAAACAAGCTCTATTTCCTGGAGAAAAACAATGACAGCTGGACAATCAAATGTCAGTAAACATAAATCTACAACTATGATAGCTTGGTCTCCACCAGATAGAAGCCAGCATCGAAAGAACGCTAAAGAAGGGAAATATGGTGATAAAATGAAGAAGATTAATGAAGCACGAGAAAGAAAACAGAAAATACTCGATGATTTCTTAAATAACTAATTATGGCAAAGAAAGCCGCAGAAGAGAAGTTTAATGAGTTACATAGCCTTGTCACTACTGAATTCCTGAAAAGGGTCAAGAGTGGTGAGGCTACTACTCAAGACTTGAAAGCCGCATGTGACTGGCTTAAAACAAATGATGTCACTGGTGTTGCCTATGAAGGTAATCCCTTAGATAAACTAAGTAAAATCCTGCCCACAGTTGACCCAGAACTTGTAAAGAGGAGAATGTATGGCACCAAAGCGAGCCGCTAAACCTGGCAAAACTTCTCGGTACTATCAATCCGCTAAAGGCCGGAAGTCCTACGAGAAACAAAAAGGAAAACAAAAGAAGATTAATAGTACACCTACTAAAAAGAAATACCGTAAACTACTTGCACGTAAGCGTCGAGAGTTAGGTATTATGGGTAAAGGTGGTAAGGACGTTAGTCATAAGAAAAACCGTCTTTCATTAGAAATACCTAAGAAAAACCGTGCGAGAGGAGGCGCAAAACGTAAGTAATGTCTAAAACAAATAATAAAAAAACTGAAGTAAAGAATAAAAGTCTTGAATATAAAACTCAACTTGAAAATGAACTTAAACGATTAAAATCATTCAGACAACCAACTGAAGGGTTAGATAAGGAAGCTTCATTATTTATTCAAGAGCAAGCTTCTTCTAGATGGAAAGCTCAAGATAAAAACTGGGGTAAACTTAGTGTTATAAACTATGGCACTTGGGCTGGTCCAAAGAACTGGAGATCACAAGCTGGTACTTTAAACGGTAGAATCAGTTTACTTGAACAAGAATTAAAAAGAACCAATACTTTCTTAGGTAAAAGGTATCATACTCCTGGCGAGCATGTACCTGTATCAAGGGGTTCTAAACCATTTACTGCTAAAAAAGGTCTTCTAGAGGGAGCAATTGATTTTCATCTTGGAAAAAAACAGATTAATCCATGGCATATGAATAGTCTGGATGTAAATCTTCAAGAACAAAGACAGAAATTAAAAGTAAAACAACGAGAAGTAGGACTTACTGAAGGTGAACAACTTACTGACCAAGTATTAAATCAAAAAGATCAACAAACTAAACAGGGATTAATAGTAGGTCAAAATTATGCAAGGGCCAATACTAAGATAAAGAAAAGAGAGAAAGCACCAGCTGATCTTGCATGGGTAGATATTGATAGTAGAGCTAGAGGTCATACCTTAACTGGACCTAATTATAGTGGCAGTGTTGGTGGTAAGAACTCTGTTGCTAATAATAAAGCTAGATTACTACTAAGTAGAGCTAGAGACATTAATCTTGCTTATGGTGGTACTTTAGATGACGCAGGGAAGCGTAAATACCTAGATAATCCTAGAGAAGCACTGAAAGTGGAGGCATAAGCCATGGATAGTGCTTATAATCCCAGAGAAGATGATAAAGAATATGTAGGAACTACTGTACTAGATCAAATTGAGAATGGAGCTATTGGTAGCTGGCAATGGCTACAGAATAAAATGGCTGATGATCCAAACCGCTGGGATGATGATGTCTGGCGGTTTATGGGTCAACGTATTGGCGGTGCTTTAATCGGTGGTGGAGTAGGTTCATTCGGTGGACCAAAAGGTGCTTTAGTAGGTGGAGCAGTTGGTGGTATATTAGGTGCAGAACGTGCTTCTAAATTATTAGGAAGTATACCTGGTATGCAACAATTAGGCCAAGCTCAAGAACAATTAGTTGGTGGTGCTAGAGAACTTAATGAAAAACTAACACCATGGTTAGATCCTAGAGTAGCTGGTTGGGGTACAAGAGTTTTATCTGATTACTTACTTGAAAGAGGTGTGCGAAGCGGAGTTACTAAAGCTAAATTTGGTATTAATCAAATACCAGCTGTAGGTAAATACCGGATGAACAGAGCTTATAGAAAAGGACAGGAAATTGAACAAGCTATATCTGCACCTCCTCTTTCTCCTAGTGATGAAGACTTTTTACTGAAAATGTCAGCTGATATTGGTGATGATTCACCTAAAAGAATACCACCTCCTGGTATGACTCCACAAGAGACAAGAGGCTGGTTTGCTAAATTCCCTAGACCTAGAATATTTGAAATAGGAGAAGAATTAGGTGGAACTAAAGATCAACTGAGACAAATAGCTAAAGGACAATCTCGTGACTTACAAATGTATACTGATCTCGTTTCAGAATTAAATCATATGTGGCGTGTTTGGGGCGAAGGTCGTTCACTTGGTTTTGAAAATTCTCAAATAGTAGTAAAGAAAATGAAAGATGGTACAGAAAGATTAGTAATAAAAGATTGGAAAGGTTCAGGTAAAGATTGGGAAACTTTCGCTGCATTTAATAAAGATCATATACGAGCTGTAATTAATCCTAACTTACCTTCTGGTGGTCTATATGGTGCTAATATGGGAGATAATTTAGAAATACTTTTTGCTGCAACTAATAGAAGAAAAAGTAATATTTTTCAATTAGATGAAAGAATACTTAAAAATCTAGGAGTACCTAAGAATGCAGAAACTTATATTTTCAGAAAGTTACATCCTCAATATGCTGAATTAGAACGTATAATACCTACTTTCTGGCGTGAATCTTATGTTAAAAATATCCTTAATGATTATTATGAACTTGTAAAGAAAGGTAGTATTCCACCAGGGCTGCGTCGAAATTCTACTATGAATCAACTTGTAAAGAAATATACATACCTTTATAGGAATGAAGCTTTTAGAAGAGGTCTGGAAGGTTTACAAAGAGATCTAGATAAATTAATGCAATCTAATATTGCAAAAGGAATCTCTGGTAAAGAGATACCTGAATGGATGGAGAAACTTGAAATGCCACCAGGCGGCTTTAACAGTAAAGATTCTTGGTGGTTAGATCTACCGCTACCAGCAAGACGAAGATGGAAAAGACAAGTAGATCAAAAAAACAAAGCACTAACACAACCTAATTAACTATGGCAAAAAATGGCGGAAAGGGCGGCTCTCCCGGTAGACCGACCCCTGGTTGGGACAAGGACTGGCCTCCAAAGGCACCACAGAAACCTAAGCCTACACCTAAACTAGCTAAAAAGAACAAAGGAAAGAAAGGAGATCCAGAAGCTGAATACTCCAGACCATTAAAAGGAGCACCTCCTGGACATAATATAGCTAAAGATTATTTCACTGAAGACAACGACAACCCTGTATAACTATGACTAGAGGAAAACGTGGAGGTGGAAGTGGTAATAACTTCAAAAAGAAAACTCCAACCAAATCTAAATCTAAAGCCTGGGTAGATGCACCTAAAGGCTGGAAACCCCAAGGTGATTATACTGGTATCGGAGATGGTGGTAAGGGTAAATACCCTACAACTACTAAAAAGAAAGACTTAGTAAAAGGTGATGGTAAAGGTAATGGCTACGACTGGGAAGCAGGCCTTAAAGGTGCTTCCGAGGTAGCTGGTCATATGGCTGATAAACATAAAGAAGCTAATGCAGGACTATCTAGTAGTTCTGCTTATGGCAACTTCGGTGCTGGTCAGTCCTATGATACAAGACCACATACAGCTACACGTAAACTTAATAAAGAAACCGACAACTGGGAGTACTAATTATGGCTAAAATTGGAATTACGGATGACTGACGTCGTATCCGCCTTACAAGACGACTTTAAACTGTTCCTACAAGCACTGTGGGAACAGTTAGACCTCCCTTCCCCTACACGTGCCCAATACTCAATTGCAGATTACCTGCAGAATGGTCCCAAAAGACTTCAGATTCAAGCCTTCCGAGGTGTTGGTAAGTCTTGGATTACTGGTGCTTTCGTTTTATGGACACTATTTAAAGATAAAGAAAAGAAAATAATGATTATATCTGCCTCTAAAGAAAGAGCAGATAACATGTCTATCTTCCTACAAAAACTAATCATTGAAACTCCATGGCTCAATCATCTCCAACCGAAATCAGACGACTCTCGCTGGAGTCGCATCAGCTTCGACGTAAACTGTTCTCCTCACCAAGCCCCGTCCGTAAAGTCGGTGGGCATAACTGG